AGCTTTTCTGGCTCGTTATCGGTGGTTTTTGCCATTGCGGCTACGCCTTCGGCGGCAGCCTTTAAGTCAATTTTTGCTGACTCAGTCATCAGATAGCTCCTGTTTATCTAGCAGGCCCTTGAGTTCCTGTTCCACGTGATTTAGGCATTCAAGATTGCCCATAAGCTCACGATAATGCTCCATGGACTTTACGTTTCCATTAATCATAAAGTCCTGACAGCCTTGGCGGCGTTCACGGATAATCCGAAACACTGCCTCGGCTATATATATTTCATTCATCCAGCCCTCGCATATTATCGAACATTATTCGATAACATCCTAGCATCTCTTATATGCTTACATCAACTCGAAATGTGGACCGTCGATGAAAGGACGTCTGTTTTGTGAACGACGTAGGTCAACATAGGCATTCATCGCATCTTCGGCAGTGCCTTTGTAAGCACGAATGTCGCCCTCGGACCACGCTGCGCCCCACTTGATTGACGCGCCTGTTTCTTTGGCAGCCGCTGCCATAGCATCACAGATGTCATCATAGACCGCGATTTCCCAACAGACGTCCCCGTCAATATACGCTAAACAGTCTACGGCATGTGAATACTCGTCAGATTGCGGAATATGCTTACTGTTCATTGTTTGTGAGCGGCCTGTAGCAACAAGCTTCTTCTGCTCTTCAACCGTGCGCAGACCGCAAGTAATGCCAAAGTCTACTTTTGTCAGTTCAATTGCACGTTTGACGGTGGCAACCATGTCTGGATGCACACCCTCCAGCTTTCCCAAGCTGCGGTTAGATAGTTTGAATGCCATGAGTTACTCCACTTCAAAGGTCAGGTTTTGATGGTCAGGATACTGCACAACCACCTTACCCTCTGGGCACCCATAGTGAATGTATGCAATCAAAGTTGCCGTTCCTTTGGCAACCTTTTCTGGCTCATCAATAGTCATCTTGTACGCAAAGGTGTCTACACGATCATTTGCAGGACCCATAAACTTCGTTATGCTAGGGGTCGCCTTGTGAACAAGATATTCGCTGTCTTTCACATCTAAGATAAAATTCTCAACCGTACAATCGTCACGGTGCTTTTCTCGGGCGACGGCAACTTTAAACTCGCCATTAGCAGGACCATCAGTTATCTCAAATAATTCAGGTTCCCACGACAGTATCGGATCGTTAAACCCGATCTTGTCCCATAGCGTATACCCACCACCAATAGCAGCGACCGTTGCGCTAACTGCGGCAATCGCGCGGGTATAGTTCTCTATGCCCTCAAACATTACTTCTTACCAAAGAATTTAGTAGCGGACCTCACGGCGAAGCTACTCGCTACGATTACACCCAACGTATATTGATACCACTCCGGCATCTGCTCCAAAGCTGCAAAGCCTTCTGCTACCGTGGTGCGGCCCCAATCTCCTGTAAAACACAAGATTAATGGAATACTGAAGAGCAAAACTAGATATTCGTCCTTCCAAGAGTTCATGGTGCCCTGCGCCATGATCTTCTCCCACTCCGCCTCCGACGTAGCGGCACTCTTCATTATGGTCGCTTTCGCTTCCGCCTCTACAAGTTTTAAGTTCGCAGCCGCAGCTTGCGCGTCTGCTTTACCTTTGAGCCAGCCACCCGCCAGCTCAGTTAGAGGTCCTATCAGTGCTTGTAGCATTACTTACTACCTCCCATGTTACTGAACCCAAAGTACGCCGCGGTAACACCAGAGACAGCAACCACGTAAACCGCTGCAATATCTGCAAGCAATCCAGCGGCTGTATCTAATTTAAGAAAAGAAGCTAATACGATTAGCAAGGGATAAGCGAGCATTCCGCTCAAAGCAAACCATGTCATTCGAAGCTGCGCGTCGCGCTTATGGTCTGCATCCTCCATTTGACGGCGACGGTCTTCCAGCATGATCTCCCTTTCATCTGGATCAATAGTGCCGTTACTATTCAAGTCATAGTCTTCCTTAGTCATCCAAGTACCTTTCGGCTATACGCTTATGCGTGGTCAGTATAATGATTTTTCCGTTTTTGTCATATACAACATATTGACCCAGCTTATTCGAGCGTAACTTGGAGGCAGAAAAGCCCGGAGTTTTGGTGTTTTCTGAGGACTTTTGCTTCTGCTTTTTGGTCATAACATGCGTCTTCAGTAGGAAATGTACCTAATTGATAATACTCCATGTTGCCGTTTAAAAGATGTATCCAGACCAAAACCCACATTACCAACGACCTTGATTTTTACCAATCACCCAAATGGCGAAACTCATGATGACGATGCCTATCGCTGCGGCTAATAAACCCACGATCCATTCAATAATTTTGCGTTTCAGTTCTTCTTTACGGTAAAGCTCATCTTTGCGCTGCTTACGCATCTTAGCTTCAATCGCCAGTACCTCTTCCCATGCACTGGGACCATAATTCCAAGAAATAAAAGCTTTTATCTCTTTGCGCATATTTTCCATTTTCTTTTTCTGCGCAAATATCTCTAAAGCAGTCTCCTCATCCGAACCTTTAAAGGAATACCATGGAGGATTCTTACTTTTTTCTTCTGCGTAGTTAAAATCGGAAAACGCCTTACCCCACTGGGAAAGCTGACCAGTCATATCCTGAAGGTCACGGCCCACCGATATGCCATGCTTAATGGCATTGAAGGCGCTCGTCGCCACACCAACCGCTGTAATGGGATCAATCATGCCAGCTACTCCCTAGAGACAGGACTAACTTAGCATAAAATTACATAACTTTTAAGAAAGTTATCAGAACACGCCTTGAAACCGTTGCGGTCGGGCAATCGGACTAAAACCTTTTACCACGCCACCTCGCGCCATTCGCGTCGCTTTGTCTTCGCCAGCTTTCGATAAAGCAATCGCCACCGCTTGGTTCTGCGGATAACCCTCATCCTTCAGCTTCGAGATGTTGCTGCTTATCGTTTTCTGGCTTTTACCTTTTTTCAAAGGCATTTTAGCAACCCATGTGCATGGTGCCTTTAATTGCAGCACCCGTACCACGCGTTTTCATCTTGCGCATCTTGTCGCCAGCCATAGGAGCAGGCTTCTGCTTGCCAACCATTTCGGGCTTCGGGGCATCCTTCGGCGCAGAGCCGTTAACTTTTACTTTGCGATTTTTCATGTTGGCCTCCTAAAAGGATTTCGATTGAGTAAGTTAAGGTCTTGTGTCGCAACATCCGCCGACGTCGTCAAGCCCGAGCCAAAAATGGTGGGAACCTCGTAGAAGCCTCCGCCTGTTCCTGCTCCTTGACCCCTGTCAAAGCCCGTCGCGTACCCCATATAATCTCCAAAAGGACTGATTGTAGTGGGTGTTTCTACTTCTTCTTGAACAGGCTGATTGCCTGAAATCAAGCCCATGGTGCCTGCGGTAATGCCATTATTTAACGCCGTATCTTTTTGAGAAAGATTTACGGTGTCTTGCTGCATGGCATCTATGCCAGAAACTCCTGAGTATTGATCGATTAATGCTTGTGCCGCCTCTAACGCTGCCGTGTTATTTGGAGCGTGTTGTTGAACAAACGCCAACCGGTTTTTAGCAATTTCAGGATTTGCTTCCATAAGAGCATTATTGTACGCAATCTGGTTTGTATTAAACGTATCATGTGCCGCTTTATACTGAGGATCGTTTACAACGCCTCCGGCCCAAGTGTTTAAATGCCAATCAGCAAAGTCCTTTTCGTTAGTCATGTTGTCAAAAGCGCCAAGACTTTCCGCGGCTTCATACAATGCCTTCTGCGTCATACGTTTTGTGCCATCAGCAAACTCAAGCAAAACCATGTCATTACCTAGCTGCTCATTCTTGCCGTTATTGATGTCGGTCATCTTAACGCTGCCGCCTTCAGAGTACCCAACAGGACGCATGAACGGGTTGTTTGCATAGTTGCCCGCACCGCCCGGTAAAAACGTACCCAAGCCCTCGCGCAACGGGTTCAACGCCTGCGTCGCATCAACCGCAACAGGTTTGTACATCTGGTTAAACACCGTCTCACCCGTCATAGGGTTAGTATTTCCGTATGTACGGCCCACTGGCTGAATTGTAGGCGGTATTTCGCCATACGTGCGTGGTTGTTCGACAGGGGGTGGCATCCCGCCATCTTCCTCACCAAAAGCAGTAGTTGTCGCAATCGGCGGCATTACTGGTGGATTGACCGGCAAATCTGCAACAGGCGGCCTTGGGGGCGGATCAAACGGTACAGGTAACCCCAAAAAAGGGTTTTCTGGACGTGGTGCTGGGGTAATTGGAGTTACTGGGTCTACCTCTGCGGGCGGAATTAAATCTAAGAAGGGGTTTTCTGGACGTGGCGCGGGTACAGGATCAACCTTGTCCGCAGGAGGTTGAATCGGCATCGGGGTTAAACCACCGTCGTCCTCTTCACCCATAGCCATGGTTGTAACAACCGGATCAAAGGCATCTTTAGGTATGCCTCCACCTCCATCTTCCTCACCAACAGCCATGGTTGTAGCTTCGCCAATAGGTAACCCACCGTCTTCTTCGCCCATTGCCATTGTGGTTAGCGGACCGGGATCAAAGGGATTTTGTTCAGGCTCGGGGGCCGCGGTTCCTGTGCCGTAGAAGTCGGTAAAGAAATCGGTGTCCTGACCGTAATCTTCAAAGGTGCCGTATTTCAAAAAGCCTAGCGCATCTCTGGACGAAATCTCTCCGTCACCGGTGACATCATATCTGAGATCGACGTCTTTTAGACCAACTGCCATCTTTAAAGCATCAAGAGCTTCTTTTGGAACCATGTTGCCGTTATGCTCGACATATTCCAAGCCTTCGCGGCGATATGGCTCAATCGTATCCGACGGAACTTCAATCTGTGCAAGACCATTACCCGCTTGGTTGGAATTATCAGTAGCGCTCGGTAACCGCGCACCCTCATCACCAATCGTATACGTCTGACCCGTGTAATTTTCGTAATTCTGGACAGCGTTCATCGTATCAATCAAATTGTCACGCGTCGATGCATAACCGGTAGCGTTTCCAAGATACTTATCGTGGTGCGCAAGAGCCGCGTTCAACTGTTCCATAGCGGCATCGTCAAGTTTTACGCCGCGATCAATCAGGGTATTGTAATGGAAAACGTAATTGTTGGACCGTGAGCGGCCCTGATTAAACGCATCGTTCGCATCTAAATAACCACCAGTGCCCGCGGAACCTACCTCGTCGCCAATATCATCGAAGTAATACCCAGTTTTACCCTTGTTTGTACCATACTGGTTTTCTTTGGCGTAAACCGTAAACCCCGTATCGTCCCCTACTTTGGTAAACGAAGCGACAGGACCATCAAATCTGGTGTCCACCATACCGGCAAATTCAAAGCCCTCTGGTACTTCAACGCCCGAAGGAACCTCGCCGCCCTCCGCAAACTTGCGCGGATACGCGTAGTTTAGGCTCTTTCCCATCATCGCTGCGGTCCCCCTTGGTTACGCTGCTTCAGCAACTCGCGCTCCATAGCCGACTGGATACGAGCCTGCGTCTGACGCTCCTGCGACGCCAAGCGTTGGTTGAACTGCTGCGCCCGCATCTGCTGGTTCTGAGCGTCCAACTGCAATTTCTGCTGATCGATCTGATCGTCCGCCTGATCCGACTGAGCCTTGAGCTGCAATTCCTGCTCCTTGAGCTGTACCAAAGGATCGGGGGCACCGGCTCCCGACAACTCGCCAGACAACTGCTTGACCTGTTGCAAACCCTCCGCAACAAACTGAGCAACCATCTGCTCCATTTGCATCATCTGCTCCGGACCCGCTTGCTGCATACCCTGTTGCTGCATCATCTGCATAGCCTGCTCTTTCGCAGCCTGCTGGACATGCTCCATAATATGCTTCTGCAAAGCCATCGCCACAGGCGGCATACCGCCAACCATGGGACTCGCACCAAAGACCAAGTGCGCCGTAATGTGCGCCTGATGGTTCTGACCCTCAAACGCCTTCAACGGCAACATATCCATCGCATTGATGTTCTCCTGCGCCGGATCAAGAGGCTCCGGTATCTCCGCAGGCGTCGCCTTCATAATCCGATCAACGTTCGTCACACCCAACGCCTCATACATGTCACGGAAAACCTCGTGCATGTTATGCAACTCAGGTGCCTGCGACGCTAACTGCAACTGCGTCTGTGCCATCATTATCCGCTGCGCCTGACTAAACACATTCGGATTGCTGACAGGAATAACATCCACACGATCATCAAAATCCTGCGCCATAATCGTCTGGTCGTCGCCAGCTACAGAATACGGATACTCCTGCGGCAAACTCTCCGACATCACACGCGCAAGTATCTTAAACTCTTGACGCATCGCATAGTGCAAACGCTTGTGAACAGCACTCATGACCCGTGAGCCTTGTTCCATCATCGCAATGGTCGTGCCCACCGGTGCCTGTTGATTGCCGTCACCAACCTTCAAATCAGTAATCGTCGCAAACCGCTGTCCAGCCTGAACCACAAAACCCAACAAATTAAACAATGTCTGGTCCGGACCCTTAAATGGCAGCGGCATTAGGCTGTCACGAATAGCCCCTCCGGGTGCGTCCACGTCCCTGAACTCACCGGGCTGCAACGGATCATCGTCATCCCTGATCCGTAGTCCGCGGGCCTTGAAACCCGCTGGGAGATTGGACAACGTACCAGCATCGATCAACTGTCGCAGTGCCGCCGTGGCAGTTCGTGACAAACCGCCAATCGTGTGGATTAGACCCAAGCCATAGAAGCCAAAACCGGGCAAGAACTTAAAGTGCGTAAAGTACGCAATCTTCTTCTTTAAATCATCGTCTTCAAGATAATTGCGGCGGATAGACAATATCTGCCCATTATCTAGCGACATTGTCACAATATATGGTACTCGAATGCCCGTTGGTTCGCCGTCCTCGTCAATATCCTCGTAACCCTCTAGGTCCAAATCAACGTGGCACTCCAAAATCGTGCAGTCATAGTCAATCTGTGAAGGCTCAATTCCGTCAATACGGTCAATTGCGTCCTCAACTTCGTTCATCTCCCGCTGCGCAGGGATAACTTCAACGTCCAAATACATGCCCGACAACTGACGCTTGCGCAAATCATTCAACGGCATACGCACTACTTGCGTAATATTAGGACATGTTTCGAGGTCCGCGGTTTCATATGGGACAATCAAGTTCTCCGCAGGGACAAACTTGGATACCGCACGACCTAACGTCTCGTCATAATAAGTCTTCTTAAACGTAGAACCAGCAAGCGGCAGATAGAACAACATCTGGTCCATATCTGGCGTGTATTCCTCCATCACATTCGTGATGTAGTAGTTCATAAACGTCTTAACGCGCTGCGACTGAGCAACCTTTTCGTTCGTTTCCGCGCCCATAACAACAGTGCGCACGGGACCCGAAGCCGGTAACAATTCGTTAAACGCCTGCGCCTGAAACTGCGTCGCAGCTTCCGCCAATAACGGATGAGTCACACCGGAGGCTCCACGGAATGGCTGCGTCCGCTCCTCATAGTTAAAGCCCAAAAGCTCTAAACCATCTTTGTAAGCGTCTTCCCAATCCTGTCGGCTCGCCTTGTTCGCATCAAACTCGTCTAACAACTCACCAGCAATACGCGCCAACTCGCGATCCGGCATCTCTTCCGCCAAATTGCCATAAAAATCGTCGCTAATACCGCGCTGGTCTTCAGGGTCAAAGTCAATCTCAACACCACCGTCCTCAGTCGGCACTATCTCAATCTCTCCAACACCCTCCGCCATAAACTCGCCCATGACAACATTGTCAGAACCGCCCGGAACCTCTAGCTCAAGCTCCGCAGCCAAGTCCTCATCCGTCAACTGACTCGGTACGTTGTTGTCCATTAATCCCGCTACTGGTTGTCTAGCCATGCGCAGACCTTTCTAAATCAATAGTATGCCGTCACTCTAGCAGAGTTTTGCTCATCTTCCCAGTCATCTGTTGGTAACTGAACAAAATTTCCTTGCCTATATCGCATAAGTGCCTGCGTCATACTGTCAACCAAGTCATCATGCTCACCATTCGGAAAGGCCGCTACTTCCTCTACCAACTCATCCGCCCAAGTCTCGTCGGGGACCCAAACCATCCCCGCCTCAAACAAGGGAGACACACTGTGAACCCGCGTCACCTTGTCATTACCACGACTCGGCGTGAAATTCACAACAGGTATACCCATGTTCCGCAATTCATGCGTCAACGGCATACCACTCGCCTTCGCTTCAATTATCACAGTATCCGGTTCCCAAAAATTGTAAAGGTCCAAGGCGCACTGCTTCAATTCCGGGAAATCCCATCTCCCCTTCTTACTGTCCAAAAGTATTAAATTAGGACCCGAGCCACCTTCATTCGGGTAGAATACACCCCACGTTGTGATAGCTGAGTAGTCGCTCGTCTCCCGCTTGCTAAACGCCGTATCGTAACTCTGAATAACATACTCCAACTGAGGGACCGTATCCCGCTCCCAAGTCCGCCACCACTCACGCTTAATGATCGCGTTCTCCTCACCAGTAGGATTTTGCTGATACTGCGCGTTCCACTTACTCGGAGGAATTGATGCGCGGACCGCGGTCAAATCCTCAATGCTCCAAAACTCAGGCCAACACGGAGTCCCATCATCAAAAATTGCCGGTAACTCAACAACCTCCCACTGATCCGCCAACGGGTCCTTCGCCATCGCCCGCAATAACTGACCCGTCATGTCCTTCTCAG